AGTAAAAGGAAAAGAAGAACTGATTAAGATATATTCTCCTAGGTAGGAAAAATATATCTTGACAAAATACCCTCAAATGAGTATAATCTAAACCATGACAAAAGAATTAACTACAATTAGTCCAGAGGGACTCGAAGTTGCGAATAGCTATCTGATGTTTGGCAACATCGCGGGTGTCTGCCAGCATCTTCAGGTTACTGAACCTGAAGTAGTAGAGGTGCTTAACAAGCGAGAAGTGAAGCAGTATATTGACACTATCTACTTAGATATGGGATACAGGAATAAGAACAATATAGGCAGCCTACTAGATGACATGATAGCTTCCAAGTTAGAAGAAGCCCGCGAGTCTGGTGTATATTCTAGCAAGGATCTAGCAGACCTATTACAGATGGCACATAAAATGCGCATTGACGAGATTAAGGCACAGACCGATCTTGAGAAGGCACAGGGTGGAAGCATAAAGAACCAAACGAATGTACAGATTAATGAAGCTGTTCCATTTGGTCAGGGAAATTATGGTAAGCTAATGGAAAAACTTTTGAATGGAACCGACTAAAGACGAATGGAACAATAGCGACTTACAACAATTTCGAGAAGTACTTCCAAAGGTGCATGACCTTGAGGGAGACTTTCATATTCACGAAGTTCAATGTGAAGAACGCTGGAAAACATGCTTCTATAGACTAGAAGAACTTGACCGATCAATGCAAAGAATTGAAAGCCGTATGACCGTGATGGGCGGTACGGTAATACTATTTCTAGCAGGCTTAGTAGTTACACTAACTACTATGGGAGGAGTATAATAATGCCAAAAGGTAGAGGTACATACGGTTCAACAGTAGGGCGTCCTAAGAAAAAGAAGCCTAAGAAAAGGGGTAAGTAGATGCCTTTACATAGAGACAAAATTGTTGCAGATTTTACAGCAAAATGGGAATACAGATTTGATTCTGAGCAGTATGGCATGGCCGACGCTTGGAAGATTATCTACTCAGAAGATGAGAACGGTAAGTTTGTAGGCGATTGTGAGGACTACTCTTTATCTATTCTTTACAGACTATGTGGAAAGAGCCACTTAAAAATGTGGTGGATGCTCATTACACACCAAGCAGGTATCTGCTGTGTAGGGCCTAGCAAGTGGAAAGTCTCTCATGCAGTACTCCGATACAAAGGGGAGTATGTTGATAACTGGACTCGTAAGTTTGGTGGGAAAGCAGAGATTGAGAAGAATCATACTTTCCATGCTATTTACGGATATGGCTGGGCATACTTCACTGCAATTAAGATGATAGTAAGTAAGATTACTCGTCTTGTCAAGAGGACATAACAATGGTAGATGAGAAGAAAGAGTTCCATCCAGCAGATACTAATGGTGATGGCGAAGTATCCACTGCCGAACATGACATGTACATGGAGTTCAAACGAAAAGAACTTGAAGATGCTGATGCAATGCGAGACGCACAGCGTAACATGGCATGGTTTTCTTTAGGAGGTATGTTACTGTACCCCTTCGCAGTAGTACTAGCGAGTCTGGTTGGTTTAGATGAAGCGCAGAAAACATTAGGTAGCATGGCCCCGACATACTTTGTCGCAGTAGCCGGTATTGTTGCCGCGTTCTTTGCATCACAAACAATTGGGAAAAATAAGGAGAAGTAATGAAACAAATATTAATAATGGTACTACTACTGTCAGGATGCAGTTACATACCAAGTTTTTATGATGACAATGAATCCCTACTAGCGGTACATGTCCGTTATGAAGTAGATAGGCTAGATTGCGATGCTCCCAGAGTGGGAAGAATTAAAGGCAGTGTTGATAAACTCTACTTTTATACTGAAAGCAAGAAGTCTAAGGATGTACGCAAGTTAGTACATCTTATGAAAGAAACAACTGATCCAATGCCAGAAGTTATGTCAACCTACTTCTGCACTATTAAGAAAAAGATTTTAGAAAAGCAGAGCAGAGATATTGCTAATGCTATAATGAGGAGATTTTAATGAGTACCTTAACGGACTTAGTAAACAGCGGTAACGAAGACATATCCTTCAAAGCTACAGCACTACTAGAGGTAGAAGAAGGCCTGAAGAGAGAATTAATATCTAAAGCGGAAGCCAAAGAGTTGCTTGAAGATATTAAACGCACTACTGATATTGAAGAAGGTTCGAGCGACGTAGTGCTCAAGGGCATGCTACTATCAAGCGTAGCGGTGCTAATGGAGTTAGTGTTATGATTTTTGAAAAACGTGGTAAATGGTGTTATAGAGATTCTGCAGGTAACATACACAAGTTTGTAACTGAAGCAGCAGCAAAAGCCTCGATAGCCGGCAACGCGCCTGACTTAGGTATTCCTGAACTGGATGATGATAATTATTTTATAGAGCCTTCTTGTGAGTGCGAAGATTGCGAATGTGACCCTTGTGAATGTGATATGCTCGATGATGAGCTAGAAGAGGAGGATTAAGATGGAGTTTGTAAAGAAGTGGCACGATAAATTCGGTGAATTATTAAAAGGTTATGGAGTTAATCCATGGATGCTTTTTATGGCAGAAGGCGCACTCGTTGTCCTCTTGCTCCAATGGATTTTTTAACTGGTAAAATATAATGGCAGTAGAAATAAGTAGGAGAGATATTCTCTCCGACAAGATATACGATTTACAATCTGAGACAAGGTTTCTCAAACTCCCAGTCGATCCCTATTTGGAATTGCTGGGAGTCACAGCTTTACCATCGCAGGTAGCAATTATCAATGCGATAAACAACCCTAAGTACCGTTTTGTCTGTGCAGCTGTCTCCCGGCGACAGGGCAAAACGTACATAGCGAACATTATTGGACAGCTCGTGTCTCTAGTACCCGGCTCCAATATTCTTATTATGTCACCCAACTATGCCTTGTCTCAGATTTCTTTTGATCTTCAAAGAAATTTGATTAAGCATTTTGACTTAGAAGTAACGAAAGATAACGCAAAAGATAAAGTCATTGAAATCTCTAACGGGTCCACGATTCGTATGGGTTCTGTTAATCAGGTAGACTCTACAGTAGGACGAAGCTATGATCTAATTATCTTTGACGAAGCCGCACTAGCAGATGGAAAGGATGCTTTCAACGTAGCACTCCGTCCCACACTAGATAAAGAGAATTCAAAAGCATTATTCATATCCACGCCACGGGGTCGCAACAACTGGTTCTCTGAGTTCTTCTATCGCGGGTTCTCAGATGAGTTTCCAGAATGGGCATCAATACGAGCTACTTATAAAGACAATCCTCGAATGTCAGAGAGTGACATTAAAGAAGCACGTAAGTCTATGTCCGAAGCCGAATTTAAACAAGAGTACGAGGCTGACTTTAATACTTATGAAGGGCAGATCTGGAAGTTTGACTTTGAGAAATGCGTACAAGATTTATCACAATTTGACACTAGTAAAATGGATGTATTCGCAGGAATGGACGTTGGTTATAAAGACCCCACAGCTTTCTGTGTAGTAGCATACGACTGGGACACTGAAACGTTCTACTTAGTAGACGAGTATTTAAACGCAGAGAGGACCACTGAACAACATGCAGGCGAAATCCAGAAACTTATTGATCGTTGGGATATTGATTATATTTATATTGATTCAGCTGCTCAACAAACAAGGTTCGATTTCGCGCAGAACTATGGAATCTCAACTATTAACGCGAAGAAGTCTGTCCTCGATGGAATTGGTCATGTCGCCAGTATCATTGATAATGGTAAACTTATTATTGATCAAGAAGCTAAAGAGTCCCTCGTCTGTGTAGATTCCTATCAATGGGATCCAAACCCAAACTTAGCAAGGGAAAAGCCGAGACATAACATGGCTTCGCACATGGCAGATGCAATTCGGTACGCATTATATTCATTCATAACCTCGAATATAACCTTTTGATGATACCTGTGCAAAAATAGTTATTGACAAGACACCCTAAAGCCGATATAATTCTTCTAATGAAAAATCAGGAACCCCAAGCAAATGCCTAAGCTAAAACGTGACGTTGTAAAGTATGTACGAGATAAGGCAAAGTCTAGGTATGAGAAAGGTTCCTCTTGCGAGATTTGTGGTGAAACTGAACAGCTTGACTTTCACCACTACTATAGTTTAACGCCCCTGCTTAACCAGTGGCTTGCAAAGAATAAACACAACCCTGAGTATATTCAATCGCTTCGGGATGACTTTATAGAAGAACACTCTGCCGAGCTTTACGATGATACGGTGACTTTGTGTCATACACATCATTTAAAGTTGCATTCAATTTATGGTAAAGATCCTGCGCTAGGGACTGCGAAGAAGCAAATGCGCTGGGTAGAGATTCAAAGAGAAAAACATGGCTTGGTATAATAATATTTTTGGGCAAAAAGTGATAGAAGTGGAGGAGAAACTTAACCCTGCACAGTTTCATATGGGAGGTAATATTACCCCTTCTCATGAGCCTAGCTTTAGCTATGAGAAAGCCTATGAAGACTTAGAAATCGTTAATCGCGGCGTAAATATGATCGTTGATGATGTAGCTGAGATTCATACTTTAGTATCAAGAGAGAACTCTTTCCGAGGTGTTATTCCAGGTATTAAAGCCTCTAAAGTTGAAGTGCTTCTTAATAAGTCTCCAAACCCTTATCAAGACATTAATAGTTTTAAACGTAATTTAATTAGTGACTTTTTAATTGACGGAAATATTTTTATGTACTTTGATGGAGCACATCTCTATCATTTACCTGCTACTGATGTAACGATCCATTCTAGTAAAGAAACTTATATCGAAAAATTTACTATGCACGATATTACTTTCAGTCCAGATGAAATCATTCATATTAAAGAGAATTCTTTTCACTCTATCTATCGTGGAGTGCCGCGTTTAAAACCTGCAATGCGTACTATGGTTCTTATGAAAAACATGAGAGCTTTCCAAGATAACTTCTTCAAGAACGGAGCAGTTCCGGGTTTAGTACTAAAATCACCAAATACACTTTCTGAGAAAATCAAAGAACGAATGATAAGTTCTTGGCAAGCAAGATACCGTCCAGATGCAGGTGGTCGACGACCTCTCATCTTAGATGGTGGAATTGAAGTAGATTCTATCTCAAATGTAAATTTTAAAGATTTGGATTTTCAAACTTCGATAGCAGACAATGAAAAGATAATCTTAAAGGCACTTGGAATCCCTCCAATTATGATGGATTCGGGTAATAATGCTAACATTCGCCCAAATATGCGATTGTATTATCTTGAGACTATACTTCCTATTGTTCGAAAAATTAATTATGGACTGGAAAGATACTTTGGTTTTGAGTTGCGTGAGGATATTACTAATATTCCTGCCTTACAACCAGAGCTAAGAGACTCTTCCGCTTACTATACATCTTTAGTAAACGGAGGAATTATAACCCCTGCAGAAGCACGAAAAGCCTTAGGCTTCGATTTTGTAACGGGTACTGAAGAAATCCGCGTTCCAGCAAATATTGCTGGTTCTGCAACTAACCCTGACGAAGGCGGAAGGCCTGTCGAAGAACCGGAGGAATAATGGGAAGCATGAGACAAAGAGGTAGCGTCCTCGAAGCAGTATCAATGGTTATGTTAGAAGAGGGTAAAGTCCTTACTAAGCATGACTACGAACATATGGAAACACGAACTCCTGTAAGAGCAGGTATTGTACTAAATCATTTTGGAAGTTGGAGCCGTATGTTAGCTATTATGGAAACGAATCTTCCCGAAGTGTGGGCACAGATTAAGCTTAAGGAGAATCCTCCACCAAAGCCTAAGCCTGTACCGCCTAAAGCACCAAAGCCTGCTCCTAAAGCTGCGGTCAAGCCTGCTATTAAACCAGCAGTTAAAGAAGAGAAAGATGATGAATAAAATCTTTAATCTTACTTCTACTTTTAAAGCTCTCGAGAATGACGATGGATCTGTCATGATTCGGGGCATGGCAAGTACGGCTGACTTTGATCGCGCAGGTGACTCCATCTCAGCAGAAGCTTGGCAGAAAGGTGGACTTAAAAACTTTGAAAAAAATCCAATTATTCTATTTAATCATGATTATGATAGTCCAATTGGTGGAGCAACAGGTATGAAAGCAGGCCCGGAGGGTCTGGAGCTAGAGTGCAAGATTAGTAAAAGTGCACATGGCAACGTAGCTGAGCTAGTAAAAGACGGTGTTCTTGGAGCCTTTTCCGTAGGTTTCCGAGTCAAGGATGCTGATTATATAAAGGAAACCGACGGATTAATGATTAAGGACGCTGAGTTATTTGAGGTATCGGTTGTTTCCGTACCTTGTAATCAAGCAGCTACTTTTTCGCTCGCGAAGTCTTTTGACTCTACTGAAGAGTACGAAGAATTCAAAAAAACTTTCACTAATCGTGTAGATCTAGCAGGTCAGTCTCTGGCTAAGGATGAAGTTATTACTTCGGGAATAGCTAGTGACAACACACCTAAAAGCGCGGACATTAATTCCGCAGATCAGGAGATCAAGATGGATAATCAAAACATCGACTTGGAAGCTTTTGCGAAACAGGTAGCTGCAGAAACAGCTGCTAAAATCGCAATGAAGCAGGCCGAGCAAAAAGCAGCTGAGAAACTCGAAGCTGACAAAGAAGCATCTTTCGTAGAAGCACAGAACATCAAAGTTAAGACTGGAATTCAGTCTGGCGTTGAAGCTCTTATGGCTGACATGGAAGCAAAAATGGCATCTAAAGATGCTGACCTTGCTGGTATTCTAGCACAGCATAAAGCAGATCTAGACGAGAAATCTGTCGAAATCGAAGCTATGCAAAACAGCAAGAAAAGCTTCAGCAACCGCGGTGGCGATCTAACTAAGTTTGGCAAGGAATTCCTCCACGCCTCTGTACTTGGTAAAATCACTGGCAAAGGCTGGGACACTAAGTTTGCTCAAGACCTTAAAGAAAAAGTAGGTGTTCAGTTTGACACTGAGGGTGCAACTTTAGCTACTATCGTTTCAACTACTTTTGAAGAAGAAGTTAAACTTAACCAACGTGTTGCTCAGTTATTTAAAGAGCTACAGGTTAATTCTGGTGCAACTGTACTTCCTTTGATGGATGACACTAACCTTGCAACATTCTCTGCAGGCGGAATTGGTAGCGGTATCTTAGAAAACCGTACCCAAGTAGCTGCTAACGAGTTTGAATTACGTGAAGTAACTGCACTCGCTAAGCGTCTTATCTCTGGTACTTATATTGCTGCTGATACTGACGAGCAAGTTGTTGTAACTATCTTGCCAATGATCTTGTCTGCTCTAGCTCGTGCTCACGCTCGTGCAATTGATGGCGCTTTCACTATTGGTAATGCTTCAATCGTAGGTCTTTGTGGCGCTGCAGGTACTGACGGATCTGGTTCTTTCTTTGCAGGTGATTCTGCTTCTGTAACTGACTTAGCTGTTAACGGTTCTGCAAATCTTACTGCTGCTATGCTTATGTCTGCTCGCGGCGAAATGGGTAAGTATGGTATTAATCCTGCTGACGTTGCTTACATCGTCAACACGGAAGAGTACTACAACCTAGTAAATGATCCTGCTTTTGCTGATATTAGTGAAGTTGGTTCTGATCTAGCTGCTAAGGTACAAGGTTCTATGGGATCTGTTTACGGTTCTCCTGTTGTTATCTGTGATCACTTTGCACGTGCTGCTAACAAGACTGCTGCTATCGCTGTCAACGTTCACAACTACGTTGTGCCACGTTTGAAAGGTGTTGGTATTGAAAGTGAATATGAGACTGCAAATCAGCGTACTGCTATTGTAGCTGCTCAATCACTTGGATTCACCGAGCTTTATGCTGGCGCCGTAGGCGACCTTCCTTCAGTTCGTATTGAATACGCTGCAGCTTAATTGTAGAAGAGTAATAAAACTTGGGGGTTCGCCCCCGAGTTTTTACTAATGGACTTATGACCTTATGGCAAATTTAATAACTTTAGACGAATACAAGACTTCCGAGAAGATCGAAAGTACGAAGGAAGACGCTCGTCTCAATACTATTATAACGTCCGTGAGTCAATTAGTAAAAACTTATTGTAACAATACATTTGTAGACTACAAAACTACAAATAAAACAGAATACTTTAATAACCACTATAGTGTTACTTCTATCCAATTGTCTGAAAGCCCACTACTCACCGTAGTCTCTGTGAAAGAGCGCACGGGTATAGCGGAGGCATACAAAACATTAGTTGTTAATGTTGACTATTATGTAGACCTTGGAACTGACAGTATATTTAGATCTAACGGTGCAAATGGCTACACTCCTTTCCCTATGGGACCGGGCGCTGTAGAAATCGTATATACAGCAGGCTATACAACCTGCCCCGCAGACCTACAGCTAGCAGTAAGTGACCTAATTACTTATTATCATAAAGATGAGCACAAAGCTCGTCAAACTATGCAGGGTGCAAGTATACAGAACAATACTTCTTCTAGCCAACGTAATAACGTAGCGTTCCCAGACCATATTAAAAGGGTCTTGGATCTTTATAAGAACTTCTGAGTGTCTAGACCTAAACTTACACAGTTTTTAAAGAAACTAAAGACAGAGCTAAGAAAAAATTCTAAGTTTAGAGCAGAAACCGGTGAGGTAGCGCAGAACACTTTTTACTACTCCCCCAAAGAGTTACAAGAAGCCTTAAAAACTGAATTTGAGTTTAGAAAAATAGAGCACTTAATAGCACCCGGCACAGATTTAAATGCGTGGATAAAAAGACAAACAGAGAGGCTGTTAACACACCTTAGGGGAAAGTATAAAAACGAATTTAAAGATAGAAAGTACGAGATGAAAGGAAACCAGCATTTTATGATGGTAACTTTACAGAGCGAGATTAATCCTAAAAGTAAAAAAGGGAATCCGTATAATAACTTTGTATCATTAAGAAAGCTATATAAAGAGGAAATGGATAAATTTGCAGTCGCTCTTGCTCAAAAATGTTCTGATCTAGGGGAGAAACTTCTTCAAACAAAGAATGAAAATGAAGAGTTAAAAAAAACCGGAAAATTCAATCCTGCGAATAATAAAAGAGTAGTAGGTACTAAGGAAGTAGAATTAGGTAGTCATCTTGTAGAAGGGGGACATGATAAAGGTTATGAAATCTATGAATCAAAATTACAAAAATCTTTAGCCTCTGCGTTTAACGACGAATACCCTAGACGAGTTAGTAGAAAAGTATTAAACGCTGATCTTAAAAAACTTGGGCTTGATGTATCTATGGAGCGAGATGATACAACAGGCGAGTACTATTTTAGAATGCAGTCCCTTGTTGATAATAGAGCAGGCGGAACTATATCAGCCAAAGCATCTCAAGACTTTAATAAACAACTAGAAGAAGCATTAATAAAATTGGATGGAGACAACCAAAGTATTTTAAAGTTGCAGGGCTCTCCTTCCATGTTAGACATGAAAATGGATGATACTGCAATAACACTACTAAAGCCTTTTGAGGGCAAAAAGAACATAAAGGTTACAAAACCTAAAAAGCCTAAAAAGACGAAGAAAAAGCCAATAAAAAATAAGGCTAAAGTTAAAGCTAAAAAGTCGCCTATGTCTATTACAGCAGTGGCGGTACGCAAAATTAACCTTAGCAAAGCTAAGTCCCAGAGACGAAAAAAAGGTGGTGGAGGTACTTCTTTTAACCCACTACAAATAGTAGCTCTAATAAATAAAGAATTACCAGATACTGTTGAAAAGAATATGATGGAACCCCGACTTGTTAGTAGATCAGGTAGATTTGCAAGCAGTGTTCGAGCTACTGATGTAGTTAAAACGCCTCAAGGTTTTCCTAGTGTTGGTTATACTTATCAGAGAAATCCATATCAGATTTTTGAGGGTGGCATGGGAAAAGAGCCTTGGGCAAACGGACAAAGAGACCCTCGACAATTAATTGATCAGTCTATCCGAGAAATTGCAGTAAGGTTCGCGCTCGGCAGATTATACACTAGGAGACTTTAATGGCTACAAGAGATTACACTACAAGACGCCTAGGTATAATAGAGGCTCTAGTAAACAAACTAAAGGATATTAATGGCTCAGGTGCTTTTTTATCTAATGTAAACGAGAACGTATCCCCTCGTTTAAAGTTTTGGGATGAGGTGGAGGAGTTTCCTGCAATTCACCTGAATGCTGGCGCTGAGACAAGGGAGTATCAGGGCGGTGGTTATAAAGACAGATTTCTATCTGTAACGGTTCGTTGCTATGTACAATCGGAAGACGCAGTACTAGCACTAGACGAATTGTTAGAGGATGTAGAAACAGTTCTAGAAGAAAACTCTAAATTAACGTATAAGGATCGCAATAACGCTGATCAATATACACAACAGATCACAATTGTTAGTATTGATACTGATGAAGGTGTACTAGAACCCATGGGTGTAGGTGAAATGCTCATTGAGGTTCGATATTAGAAAATGCAGGCACGAGCAAAAGTTCACGTCCTAGCCTTTTCAAGATAACATAGGAGATTTACTATGGCTGATACATTATTTTTTAGCAGAGACACCAAAGTCTACGTCGCACCCTTGAATGCCGCAGGTGCCGAAGTAGCTGGAGCTATTTGGGAAATTCCAGTTTTGGATGGTTTCTCATTCTCACAAGCAACAAACAGTTCAGAGATTACTTTGAACGAAATGGAAGCATCAGGTGGCGGAAGCCGTCGTGGTCGCAAGATGTTTAACGACTCTTATGCTCCGGCAGAGTGGAGCTTTTCTACTTATGCACGTCCTTTTAAATCTGCATCTTACGCCACAGGCGGTGCAGACAACCAAGT